TGAATATTATGCAGAAATCGACAGGCGTATGCGTCAAGAATTTCCGCACAAGTTTCAGGAGAAGCGGCAAAACGCCCAAGCTGTAACTCCTGCGTCCAGTGGACGGTCAGCTACCAAAAGTGGGCGGAAAAAGACGGTGGAATTAACGCCGGGTCAAGTGGCTTTTGCCAAGAAAATGAAAATTCCTCTGGAACGGTATGCTCAAGAGGTCGCTAAACTGGAAAGGAAGGAAGCGTAATGTCTGATCGTGCAAGCCGGGATTCGCAAACCCGTGAAAATCAAGCGAGAGTAGCAGATTGGCGTCCACCTTCAGCCCTTGAAGCTCCAGAAGCACCTATTGGTTACAAGCATCGTTGGATTCGTGAGTCTGTCATGGAATATGATGACCGCAACAACGTGCATAAACGCCGCCGTGAAGGTTGGGAACTTGTTAGGGCAGAAGACTACCCTGACTTTGATGCCCCCGTCATTGATGAGGGAAAGAACGCTGGCGTGATTGGTGTTGGTGGTCTGGTGTTAGCCAGAATCCCAGAAGAAATCGCGGATCAACGTAACTCTCATTATCAGAATGTTACAAACAATCAAATGGAAGCTGTGGATAGAGACTGGATGAGAGAATCAAACGCCTCTATGCCAAAGCTTAAACCGCAACGTAGCTCCTCTGTGTCCTTTGGTGGACCCAAAGGGGTAGCTGACAATTAGGAGAAAGAAAGATGGCGAATAAAGACGCTTCTTTTGGCCTACGCCTTTATAGCGCAGGCAACGGCTCCGCTCTTGCAAACATGCAAAACAAGTATCGTATTGCCTCTGGCTACGCGACTGCAATTTACCAAGGTGATCTTGTAGAAGCTCTCACCGCTGGTACAATTGGTCGTAAAGCTGCTGGCGAAACAGATCCTGTTTTGGGTGTGTTCAACGGTTGCCGTTACACTGACCCTACCACTGGTAAGGAAACTTTTTCAAACCACTATCCGGGTTCAATCGCCGCTGACGACATTGAAGCGTTTGTGATTGATGCTCCGTATGCCAAGTTTGAAATCCAAGCAGACGACACATTCCCTGTCGCTGACTTGTTCGGAAACTTTGACATTGTTGATCAGTCTCCAGTAGGTGATACCAGCTCTGGTATCTCACGCATGGAGCTTGATGTAACAACTGGTGCAACAACTGCAACACTGCCTCTAAAGGCTATGGATATTTCACAAGATCCAGAAAACAGTGATGTAGCTTCTGCTAACACAAATGTCATTGTCATCATCAACAACCATCTGTACTCAGATGGTACGACTGGCTTGGCATAAGGAGGCTGAATAATGGCTATTTCTCGCGCACAACTAGCGAAAGAGCTAGAACCCGGCCTCAACGCCCTGTTTGGTATGGAGTATGACCGCTACGATGCGGAGCATGCGGAGATCTACGAAACAGAATCTTCAGATCGTGCATTTGAAGAAGAAGTGATGTTGGTCGGTTTCGGTAACGCCCAAACCAAAGCGGAAGGCGCTGCCGTAAACTTTGATAACGCTTCAGAAGCTTACACAGCACGTTATACGCATGAGACAGTAACTCTTGCGTTTGCGTTGACTGAGGAAGCAATGGAAGACAACCTGTATGATCGTCTGGGCGCACGGTATACCCGCGCACTCGCACGTTCAATGGCACACACCAAGCAGGTGAAAGCTGCCGCAACTCTGAACAACGCCTTTAACAGCTCATTTGCTGGCGGCGATGGTAAAGAGCTTTGTGCAACTGATCACCCACTTGCTGGTGGCGGTACTTTCCGCAACGAGCCATCAACTGCTGCTGACCTCAACGAAACCTCGCTTGAGAATGCCTTAATTGACATTTCAACATTCGTTGATGAGCGGAACCTGATCATTGCCCTGCGTGGCATGAAACTGATCATTCCACCACAGCTTCAGTTTGTTGCTGATCGTCTGCTTGAGTCCACACTCCGCGTTGGCACAGCCGACAACGATGTGAACGCAATTCGCAACATGGGCATGCTGCCAGAGGGTTACACTGTTAACCACTTCCTGACAGACCCAGATGCGTTCTTCATCAAGACAGACGCTCCAAATGGCTTCAAGCACTTTGAGCGTGCGCCCTTGGCGACTAACATGGAAGCTGATTTCGATTCAGGTAACATGCGCTTTAAGGCTCGTGAGCGTTACAGCTTTGGCTTTAGCGACCCACGCGCTGTCTTCGGTT